GCCCGTTTATCATCAGGGTAGTAAATGTAATCGACGCGACCAGCCGCAACGTCTTCCCCTAATTGTTCTTTTAAACCGTATGGGTAGTCGCCAAGCCCTCGGACGTTGCCGTCCACATCCTTGACATATTGCCTTAAATCTTGTCCCCGTTGTTCAGCCATTAGTTGCCACCTCCAATGACCACACCGCCTGAGATGGCTTCGTCTTCAGGCACAAGCGAAGCAATAAGACCGGCATAATTTGAGCCTTTTGATGAAGTTATCAGGCTTCTTGCGTAGCTCTCATATTCTCGGTTGGCATACATTCCCATTTTTGCGCGGAAGTTTAGCGCCAGTGTTGGTGCGTTCTTGTCCAAAATATCACCGTACCCGGCAATAACGGCGTCAACTTCTGTAGCTAGGTCTGTGGGGTCTTTCTGGGTTTTATACGCATCCAAAACAATCTCAGTTATTCTAGCTTGCGCCAAGTGCTGTAGGTTATCGCTAGTGATTGCTAGGGCTGCTTTGCGGGCGGCTCGGTCGGCCACAGTGAAATTACCGCCGGGGAGGTCAATGTCATCTTTACCCTCCATCGCATCTTTAAGTTGCTCTCGCGTAGGCGCGTGAAGCGCCCCATATTCTTCGCCCCGTATCTGCGCTTGTTGCTCAGTTTGCTGCAAAAAGAACGAGGTCATCCGGTCCAATGCTTGCCCTGTTTGTGCCGCACCTCTAGCCGCAACCTGACCCACCGCATCTTGGAAGGTCGGCATTCGCAGTTGTGCGCCTCGGCGCTGATATGTGGGACGTTCAACCATTAGGTCGGCACCACCGGCCCATAGCCAGGCCTTGATATTGGAAGCGTACTATTGCCGGTAAACCCGGTCATCAGACCGGCTTGCGCCATTGTCTGCACAAACCCTATCTTGGCATTTTTCCGCGCCATTTGAACGCCAACGTCACCGGCAGTGCGGAGATTGTCGGCTTGTGCTTGGGACATGCTTTGTGCCAGCGAGGCATTGTCCGACTGTATACTAAACTCGTCCGCTGCCCCCCGCATACTGGCAATGTTGATGAGTGACGTACTTTCGCCCGACACAAACGGCGCAAGGCCACCAGCGGCGGCACGAACATTGGCCGTGGCCATTGTCTTTTGCACATTGCGAAGAATGTCTATGCCTTCGCGCTTGTAGGCTAGCGCATCGGAACGGCCTTTAAGTTCAGCCTGTCGCGCTTGCGAATAGTAGCTGTTGCGTTGATACTTGGCCGCTTTTACCTTGGCCGCGCCCGCCGCAGCGGCTGATAACGCTGTTGCGGCTAATAGTGCAAGTTGTGTCATGCTCCAACACTCACTTTGTAATCTAGAGCCAGGACCGTGAAGAAAACCGGCTTGCTCTGGCTAATTGTTATCTGGGCATCACGGCTGTAGCCGAGAAACCCCATTTGTTTTTTAACGCCGGTGAAGGTTGGAACTGACCCGGTGCCGGACAAGGGCAGGGTTTGTAACTGCACCTCTTTGCCTTGCACCGTTAGGTTCTGCGCTCTGTCTAAGATTGGTGTGACCTCAACCACCCGCCGCCGGGCTGATTGACTAGAGCCGGATGCGGCCCTTGGCTCAAATGGCTGGGTGGTTACGGTCGGCGTAAAGGGAAGGCCCACCTCGGCATAGCTTGTCGGAACGCCGCCCAATGTGGCATTGCCTGATGCGACCGTGCCATTGGCATCAACAATGTCATCGCGGATTACGTTGACCACCTCGCCCTCAAGGTGGCTGAGAGAACCCGCCGTTGTGTTGCTGGGCAGTGCCTGGTCAGGCGCGACCGGGTTGGCGTAGTATTGCAAGCTGCAATCGGTCGTGCGGTCATCGTCAAAAGTTTCTATGTAGTATTTGGCCGCGCCACCTATCGTGCGTTTGACAATGCAGTAAATGGTATCGCCATCAACCGCGACATCGATGAAATCACCGTCAGTTGAGAACGTACTAGCCGCCACAATCTGTTGTGGCCTGTTCAGCATAAACGCCGCGATATTGCCCGCAAAGCCAGTGCTTGCCGCCCTGTAGCCCGTTGTTGAGGAACCATTGACCACCATCAGCAAATCGCCCTCGGTGGTATCTGTTGCGGGCCGCAAGGCCATGCGTTGCGGGTCCAGTATCATGTGCGAACAAAGCAAGCTGATGTTGTTGGCCACGTAGGACAGTTCGACATCAGAAAACAACATTTCACGTAATGCCTTGCCCTCTTTGGACATGAACAGCGTACCGCCTTCAGCCGCTTGCGGACGCAGTCCCAGCTTGGACCCGCGCCGTGTCGCTGACTTGACCGTTACATTGCTTGGCGTGATTGGCGTGAGGTCGGCTTGTGGCACAAAGAACTCGGCCCCAGTGGTGAATATTTGCAAGTCACGGCCAGAGCGCAGGGCGGTAATGGCGTTCACGCTGTCGGTGGCCAAGGTGACTTTTATGGCATCATCGTCTAGGCCTTCTGAGGCCTTGAAGGTAAAAAAGTCGGATACTTTGGAACCAAATAGCGTGGCCGGTTCTGACGCACTGCCGCCGAAATAGAGTCGACCTTCGTGGAACGTACAGGTGCGTGGCCAACCGCGTGTGTTGCTCCAACAGTCCTCATAACCGGCTTCTAGTTCCCATGACCCACTGGCAATAGCCGTGTCGGCTTTAGCAAAGGGCACTTCTGTAATAACGCGCACAACCGTGCTGCTAACAAACTCAAAAATGCGGGCGCGGCCAAAATCATTCGTGACGTTGATGTACTGGTTGACGTTGCCGCTTGAGAAGATGCCAGAACCAGCGGTTACTGTCACCACCCCAGTTACCGCATCAGGCGTGATGGTGGCCAATGGGTTGCTGGTGGACACGGTAAAAGCGGACAACGGCTTGGTCAGGGTCAATGCCGCGACCGTCCAAGTCTGATTGTTTGCGCCACGGGTAATCCGAAACGGGGCGAAGTTTTCGTGTGTGCAGATTAGCGTGTCGGCTGATTGTGTGAAGTACAGCTTTTGTAGGTCGAAGGCTGACACGCCATAGAGAGTGCCAACCGCAAAATCTATGTACTCATTAGTTGTGCTGTTTAGGTTTTCTATTTGCGTCTGGTCCGTGAAAAAACGAAAGCGGATGGTCGAACTGGTATTGTAGGCCGAGGCCACAATCATAAATTTCTGGGTGGTGCTGAACTCAAACGGTATCAACATCACCGAGTTGCTAGGGTTGTCGGCAGTGAGGTCATGCACAAACCGGGTGCCTGGGCGGCGACTGAACCCGCCTTGAGGTTCAAAGACAACATTGTCCGCAAGGTCCACCGACGAATAGTATTGCTGCAAGTCAATGCGACCGCGCAACAACGGGTCCAGTTCACCGACTGTAAAGGACGCTTGATATTGTTGGGTGCGGCTCATCTGATGTCAGTCAGCAAGTAATCAGAGATAACCGATGGCGGGGTGCCGCTGCTATCCATAGACATCGCCTGACGTAGCCAGCCGCCTCGGAAGTTCTCGCTCGGTGAGCCAAGGGCAATGCCGCGCCAGTATTGTGACTTTGTGGTCTGGTCAGTGATAACCTCGGCCAAATGCCACGCAAGCTGGTAAACCATTAGCGTGATAAAATACGGCGGCATCTGCGCTTCCGGCACCGCCTTCTGGTAATCGATGAAAATGCTGGTCTCGTTGGTCATCAATACAGATAGACCGCCGGTCGATTGGTTTATCTCGTAGGACCGCACCAGTGGGGCATTAGCCGCCGAACTGGTACGCACGGCGCGAGGTACGCCGGTGAGCATGTCACTAGGTAGGATATATTCGTAGGTCCACTCTGATGCCGGAGTGTTGGTGCTTCTGGCAAGTTCGACCTTGGCCACCGTGAACGACCAAGAAAAGATGCCGAGAGTAGAGTTCTTGACCATGTCATACACAATGCTGCAAGCTGATGAACCAGCGGTGCCATCGTCAAAAGATGAGATACTTTCATCGCCCAACAACAGTAGCGCCTGATTGCAAATCGAAATGCTTGTATCGCCCTGAGCCATGACCAATCTCCAAAAGGTACGAGGGCGGATTGCCCGCCCCCGTAGTCGTTATTAGTCGCTGTCAGTGACCGCGATTGTGACGCCGTCACCTACGTCAACAACACCTGATGCGTTGCTGAGGACAACGTGGTGTGATGCGGTGGCGGTGCCAGCGGTCGAGGCGAAGCTGTAAATGAGGTCACCCACTACTACGTCACCAGACACGTCATTGAAGTAGCCCGCACCATCAACAACCGTTTTGGCATCGGTTGTTTTGTAGGACCACATTTGAGGCGCTTTACCTCGCTTGGATTGGCCACCAATCGGTGACCAGTTCGCTCTGTCAAAAGCCATGATTAAGCCTCCCTGGTTGTGATGTCTACGATGCCAGCGGCATCAATTGCGACAGCACCCATAGACAGACAAGCAGCAACCAAGAACGAAGTTTTCTCAGCGATGTAGTCAATCTTTGTCGTTGGTGCCATTCCGACTGCACAACCGATGGCGCTCTTGTGGAACGCAAAGTTTGTGCGGTCACTTGAGCCGTCGATTGCCAAGCCACCCTCATCGCGGTCACCAAGAACGTGCATTGTGAAGCCCATAAACGTGTTGATGTCTCCACGCTGCAATGCTTGCAGTGAGTTGAAATCAGACGAAACAGCCCGCTCGTCACCAAGCAATGCGGCAAGGCCGTTTGCGTGAATGACCATGTGGCGGTCGGTGCTTGGAACGTTAGCTGCATTCAGTGCTTTAGCAGCCGCAATAATCTTACCAACGTTAAGGTCAGATGCAGCGGCAGAGCCTGATGTTACAACCGTATTGGCCACCGTGGTGCCCGCACTTGCTGCCGCGATTGCGTCCAGAATTAACTGGTCTTGGCGGCGTCCGATTGCAGAGCCTACGACTTGCGCTAACTCGGAACGCTCGTCAAAGTTCACCTTTTGCTGGTTAAAGATGTCACTGTACTCAGCCGCGATATAATCCTGCAAGGTACAGCTAACGGTTGCAAAATCGGTGTTAAGCGGCACTACGTCAGTTTGTGGTGAGCGTAGACTTGCGGCACCCTTTCCGACTGTGGGGAAGTTGACGGTCGAACCTTCAACTCCGGTTCTTGTGCGTACTGTGCCAGCCAACATCGAAGTGCCCTGATAGGCTTGCTTAACTTCACTGTCAAAAAGCTGGACAAACGCTGGTGATAGTCCTGTGGACATAGCTTGTCTCCTGATTAAACCAAAAATTCGCGTCTGGTTATCGGGAAACATCCCGGCCTCTAGCGTGAGGACCGGCCCAAAAAGGGTTGTCAGTCAAAACCGCCTTACACGATTTTGCACAATGTGTAAATACTAGGTGCTACTTTTGATGTATGTACAAAAATGGGGAGCAAGGCAAGGACGAGAAAACCTTGCCCCCCAAGTTGCGCCAAGCGGGGAGAAAAACCTGGCGAGGCGAACTAACCGTATCGGCGGTTAAACTCATTCTCAACTTTTTGCCGATACGCTGGGTCACTTTGGTAGCGTGGGTCAGCCATGCGGCTTTGCATCTCGACCGTAAAATCTGCCTCAGATAGTTGTTCTTCCGCGACCGGGGCCAACGGTATCTTGGACATATCGCCGGTCATTGTGCGAACTTTCTGCATCAGACGCTGACCTATGGCCGTGCCGCCCCAGTTGTTTAACTCAGCGCGTTCATCTTCTGAGACAATGCCTTTGCGAACCAGACCATCAGCCCAAGTCACATTGCTTTTGATTATCTCATTGGCATTGGGTCCAAGAGCCTCATGTTCTGCTTTGTAGTCAGCTTCAGCCGCCGCAACATTCTCGCCGCCCATCTGTGTGATGGCACCGGCCAACTCGTCAAATGCCTCTTGGTTAACGCCGTACTTTTTGGCCCAGCCTAGATATGTATCGACCACCGGGTCATCCAACTCATAGCCCGCCTCGGTCAGTACATCGGTGCTATATTCGTCGGGCGCTTTGTGCTTTCCCTGAGAGAATTTCTTTTGCAGTTCCTCATAGCTTTTGGCTAGGTCTTCCGGCTTGGCGAACTTATCGTCGAGCCACGCTGGTCGTTCCTCTTTTGGCGGCTTCTCATCCTCGACGCGGTGCGGCATTGCCTCATCTGCGACCTCACTTTCTGGCTCAGAAGATTGTACGCCTTCCATAAGGCTTGCTGGTTCCGGCGTTTCAGTCTCGGCCACTGTTTGACCTTCATCATTTAAAGTCATTGGCTCTTTTCACTCGCTGAATTATTTCTCTAACGATGCTGTTCTGACCTTCGCGGGCATAGCCGTAGCTTTCATGTGCGCCCGGTGACCAACAAGGCTGGTCAAGCGTTTGGGCATGTAGGTGCGCCAAGACTTGCTTGCCCGCCGGTGTGGTAAAGGTGCGTTTGAAGTTAAGGTCCATCTCGCGCATCAGGTCGAGAGGTTCTAGTTTGACCGGCTGGGCCTCGGCGTTGACGCCATCCCAGCCAGGGGAGTTTATGCTACGAATACGTTGGGCGTTGTTCATGCTTGTGGTGCCTCAGTTGGCGGTGCCCCGCCCATCTCTTGCTCTGCCATCATGGCGGCAGCTTCTGCCATCTGCGCTTGCATCTCGGCGCGTTCTTCCAAGGTGGTGCGTAGGTCTGCCGGAATGCCAAGCATGTCAGCAATGTAATCGCCCACGGAATCCATTTTGATGAGTGTCTGGCCGACCGGGCCTAGTGCTTGCGAAATCTGCATGAACTGCATAATCTCACCCAGCCGCTCGGCATTGTTGGCCATAGCCAAGGGCGATTGTGGAACGACCGTCACCTCTAGGCCGTTTACCTTGAGGGGCAGTTCAATCATGCCCATC